GATAAGCTCCGGCATCAGCTGGGCCGACCTTTGAAGATCAGCTCAGCTTATCGATCCGCTTATCACAACGCCCAGGTAGGCGGAGCACCACGCAGCTGCCACCGCAAGGGGATCGCCGCAGACCTTCCTCTCGCCGGCCATGACAAGTCGAAGCTGATCGAGCTGGCGAAGTCAGTCGGGTTCACCGGATTCGGAATTAACTATCGAACATTCATTCATATAGATATGGGCAGACCAAGGAGCTGGTGATGTTAGACGCAATACTTTCTGTTGCAACAGGTGGCGCAAGCGGACTGATCGGCACAGTCATCTCAAAAGGGTTTTCCATTTTTGATAATATCCAGGAGGAAAAGAGAGCGCAGCGCGAGCATGAAAGAACAATCGAGATGCACCGGCTGGATTCGGAACTGCGCTCAGTCGAGCATGAGAACGAACGCGCCATTGCCGAGGTGCAGGCGGCAGCCGAGATGCGGGCTGCGACCTATGTGCATGATGCTTCATCTGGCCGGCCATCCAGGTGGTGTACGAATACCTTGCGGCTTGTGAGGCCGGTGCTGACACTTTCACTTATCGGGCTGACGGGTGCGATCTATTTTTCCAGCGGCGATACAGGTCGTTTTAATATTGAGACATCGGTAGTCTTCATGTTGGGCGCGTCAATCGCCTGGTGGTTCGGTGATCGGTCCATGTCTCCGAAGTCAAAATGATTTACAAAATTTCGGTCACAGTTGCATTGTTGATCGCACTGGCTGGACCGGCATTGGGGCAGGCCCCTAATTTTTTACCCAAGATGATGCCTATAATCTGCATGGCAAAAAGCCAGTTTGGCGCGACTGTTGCGAAAAAGGAAAAGGTCTTTCTGATCGGCGTCATGCCCGCGCTCAAATCCCACATTGTCGAGATCTGGAAAACACCAAAAATTGACGGCAGCTGGACGATTACGATTCGCTCCGCTGCCGACAGTGAGATCTGCATTATTGCAGCCGGATCTCAAATGGTGCCCGCTGACTATTTTACAGAATCCGGCCTCCCTCGGTAACTCCCGGTTGCCAACTCCCCCCCCTAGACCATCCCCCCAAAATACCCTAATGTGCCCGTGATTTTTGTGAATACATTCACAACTCATTCACAATGCTGTCTATAATTGTATGTAACTGGGCATCAGCACACATGGTAAAAACCGCAGAAAACCGTGGTATTTATGACTAGGCATGACTGAGTATAACTCATGCGTCAGATTTGGGAGCAGGGGGTCGGAGGTTCAAATCCTCTCGCCCCGACCAATGTCACCAACGGTTTCCGCCGTTTCATTTTTCCTGAAATTCAGCTCATTCACATTTCATTCACAAAAACTTTTACGTTTTGAAAGTCCAGAAACAGGGGGTCACCCCTTGTGTATGTGCTTGTTTTCGACTATAAATGTAACTGGGAGTTACATATCGAACAGGAGAACGGGAAATGTTTAAAGTCGCAGTCAAAGAACTTAGTGAAAGAAAAAAAGCCACAGGCCCCCTCAATTATAGGGTAGACCTTCGATCAAATAAGCTTCTCTGGTTAGGCGATGGTAAACCAGCCAAGGTGCGGTTCTTTGTTACCAAAACCGAAGCCGAAGCGTTTGCCAAAAAAGTAAACGACGAGCAAGCCAAAACAGATCCCAGTCTTCAGCCCGCCGATGGCAATCACACAATCGCCGAAGCGATCCAGCTTGAAGTCGATGAGATCACTGAGCGTGAAGTCGCTGGCGATATCTGCTGGAAGACCTGGGAGTGCGATACCTACAACGTCAACTCCTGGGTTGCAGAGTTGGGCAATGTCGAGTGCGGCAACCTGCTCAAAATAGACGTGCAGGATCTCGTCAACTCCTGGGATCGCTCCCGCACAACGAAGCTTAAACGCATCAATGCCCTTCGCCGTGCATTTGAAAAGGCGCGTGAGCAGAAGTGGGTGAACCCCCACCATCCCAATCCAACCGATGGCATCAAGCTGTACCAGAAAAAGCACGGCCTGGGCGAGGAAGCAGCACGGGAATCGATTGAGAAAAACATCAAGAAATTTGATCCCGATCAGATCAAGCATCTGGTGGAGAAGGCCCTTGAAGTGGATCGGGATTACAACGACCGCCAGCTGGCCCGCCGTCAGAAAGAGCACGGCAAAATCGGTCACAACCAGCCGCCGGAAGCGGTCAGCCAGCTGAAGTGCGAGGGCCTTGCCCTTTACTTCGCATTCAAAACTGGTCTGCGGTTTGGCGAGCAGTTCGCACTCAAGTGGCAGGACATCGATTTTGAAAGGAGCTTTATCAATGTGCGGGTTGCTCTTCGATTGATCGCTAACGGCCAGATCGAAGTCGGCAAGCCCAAGTCAAAGCTGGCGGTACGGCACGTCACGTTGCCGCCGAGCCTTGCCACTAAATTGCTGGCCTGGAAAGCTCTCACCTTGTGGTCTGGTGATGACGACCTGGTGTTCCCGACGATGGCCGGTACTTACCATATCTCAGCCCACAACCTCCGCCGCCGGACGCTCAACAAGGCATGCAATGCGATTGGTGCAAAAAGATTCCGCTGGCATGATGCGCGGCATTTTCACGCCAGTGTTCTGTTGAATGAGTATGGCGACAACTGGATGAAGATCGCTGATCAGATGGGTCACCACTCAGCTGACTTCACCCGCCGCCAGTACGGTCATTGGCTAGACGATAAAGTCAAGGATCAGAACGCCGAAGGTGCCGCACTTGACAACGCGGTTGGATTTTAATTTTAACTTAGAAAAGGGGAAAGCTAATGGAAAAGAAATATTGCGTTGGACTGATTAACGATGGCACTGACCACGGAATCTTTCTGGCGGCGCCTGACGACGAAAAATTGACCTTTGACGAGGCAATCGAACCGCTGGATATATATTACAATTTTACATACATCACATATGACGAGTATTTTAAAATGGGAGGCAACGCAAAATCACTGAATTGGGGCTAATGGTGGGGGGGGGCTAAGTGCCCCCCCCTTGACTCACCTCACACTGCCGTGCCAGACCTTGACTGACCACGTCCGACCTGGCCTTGCCCAACCTGACCACGCCTAAACACGCCTTGCCTCGACTGCCCTGCCCAAACTTACCACACCAGAACCGACCATCCATGCCTGGCCACAACGCACCCTAACAGGACTGCCTTGCCTTACCGCGCCGTACCTCGCCGTACCTCGCCGCACCCCAACATATCCCGCCATGACTTACCTCGACTGCCTCGACTTGCCTGGGCGTACCCTCCACACCTGGCCAAAACCAACCCCAACTGGACTGCCTTGAACTAAACACTGGTATCTTCTATCGCTTTAAAAATACTGCTCAATTCCTGGTAGTGGGCATATCTGTCTTGCCAGTTGTTTGCTTCTTTCATAGCTTTTTTCAAAACCTGTTGTCTTATCTCAGCATCAGACAAAGCTTCAACTGTTGACACATATGATCGTGTTTTTTCTCTGGTGATTTGAATGTATTGCCGGTATTCCTGCACACCTGTTTCCTCTCGACTGACTGTAATTAGACAATTTATCAAATGTCTTGCCTGAGTTTTTCTAAACTCCTCGGCAGCAACCGAGTCATCCCATTCAAAACAACTGTGCAAACGATGATCAGGATCTCTTGCTGCGTTTACGACCAGCCCGGCATTTAGTATTCCTGCTGTCTCCTTGATGGTTTCCAGCTCATCCCCGACAACCTGGGCAGTGGCTCCCCGTATGCGGGAGCCTTTCCTGAATTTATAGATTGCTGCCTGTTGTTCGTCATCAGTGGTTCGCACCAAAGCGTTTAGAAGCGCCGTTTCTGTTTCCATATCGCGTAAATTTGTCATGCGGCTTTCCTACCTTTCTTTTCTAATACTGCCATTTGTTTCTCGTCAATTTTAAATCGCCCCCAATCCATTGATGTTCTGGGTGCCCCTGGTCGTCCCTCGCCAACCCCGACATGGTGTCCGGCGAGTTCAAACAAATTGAAAATATTACTTTCTGAAATGACGTTTGTATTCACGCGCACCTTCAAGACTGCCGACCAGTTTCGGAACTCTCCCCGATGCCGGATGTCGGCAGTACCCATTGCGATCCGCACCATATCCTCACGCATACGAGGTTTGTCACCATAAATCCGCACAAGTTCATGGCCGTCTTCTGTAAACCCATCTGCTTCTACAAAGATCACCCCCCTTGCCACTACCATTTGGATGGCGTCTGTGTAACGGCATGCAGACGTTGCGGAATTTTTAAATCCCACAGCTGGGAATCCATACCAACCGTCAGTCGATTGATACATGCTATCCTGATAATCCTGTTCTGGATTTTTAGGTGCTTTTTTATTTATAGGTGTGCCTGTTTGTCTATCGCGTATCATGCCTTTGGCTTTCTTGCTCCAGGCATGAGTGACAAGCCGTGCTGTTCCCTTAATGGGAATAATCAAGCTGGCTATCTCAGGCTTTGGAATTTCGATATTTATAGGTGCTATTACTACTTTGCCCATTTTCGTTCTCCTTGGTTTGATTGAATTAAAATTATATTTTTGTTTTTGCGGCCATCGCTCCAGCCAGGGCCGTATAGCCAACGGCATCGAGCAGATGATCGGGGTTGTACTCGTTGTTGCATTGATCGCGGCTGAACTTCAGCAGGGCCATCATCACGGCAACCTGCGCTGGTGCGATCTCCATCTGCAGATACGCCGACCACATCTCAGCCGTATGCTGAAAGTTCTCGCGGTAATCGCCGTGCGTTTCAGCCCGTTTCTCAATAACCGCAATGGCCTTCTCCAGAATCCTAGAGGGCACGTTTCACCAGTTTTTCCACCTGCCATACAGGGATGAACTTGCGCCCGCCTATTTCGGAATATTCAATTGTTCCGCGCCTGATGGCAGTCCACATGCGGTTGATGTCAGTCTGGGTATAGTCGGAGCCGTGCAGCCTCTCCACCGCCTGCTTGACTGTAAGCAGTTCCGGGGCGCGGAAAACGTCAGGCGAAGTCATCTTCGACACTCACAGGTTCGGAGCTGGGAGGTGCATCCACCGGCATCATCATCGGTTCGTCTGTTTTTTTCGACAGGGTGATGCCGATGTTCAGACTGTCGGCGTACTGCCAGCCCGAGATGCTGTAGACACCAGCTGGTATGTCCGTTTCGATTGTCAGCTTGCCGTTGCTGAAATTGGGCTTGCCGCGCTCCATTGGTGCGGAACCGTCAAACCGATCAGTGTTCCGAAACATCGTGAACTTCAAGATATCGACAAATGGCATGTTTATCCTCCGTTGGTTAAGACTGATTTTCGTTTGTGGTACGCTTTTACTACCAGCTGGTAAGCGTCATGGTTTTGCGCTGCCAGAAGTTTCAGAGTGTCATGGTTTAATTCTTTCCACGCCATGTGATGTCCGAGATGCGGGTGATCTTCCATTCCCTGGATCTGATCACCGGCCCAGTTGAGTGAGCCGTCTTCATTCAACAGACACGCCGGTGTCTTGTCCTCCTGCTTTGGGGGCGGTTCCGATTTTTCGGTCACAGCCGGTTTCGATTCTTCCATCCGCTTGACCTTGTCCATCTCATTCGCGCTGGCGTACTCGCCTCCATGCAAAGCCAGGCTAGCCAGGGCGCGGCCTATTGCCGAGCTTTCTCCGTTCTCGATTGGGCTGGTTTTATTCACGTTTGAACTGCCACGCACTTCCTCTGCATGCCCGCTTCCGATAGTGCGGCCTGACTTGTCGGTGATGATCGCCTGCATCAGGATCGTCTTGCCGTCATCCTTCAAAAGTTTTGTCTCGATGCCGTATTCAAAGGCAAATGTTTTTCTGAAGGCCACTACGCGATCCTGCACCATCGTGTACATCTTGCCGCCTTGCATTGGAACTGCCGGTGCCTGTTCAATCTCCGCTATTGCCTGCTGTAATTTATCAGTCATTTCAGCCTCAATACATCCTGCTTGGTGCCCAGGTGACTTGGCCGCCGCTCACCTGTCGCCTCCAGCCTGCCGTTCTTTTTAAGCTCGGAGCATCGAGGCCGGAACTTGATGTAGTTCTCGCCATAGACTGCGGCGATCTCATCGGGCGTCAGCCCGTCAGGGTGATTCTTCAGTGCGACAAACACCATTGCCTGATCTGTGATCTTCGTTTCTTTTTTTTGATCCGCAGCATCCTTGCTGGTCTGCGTACCTTTCCAGCCAGGGTTGGTTGGATACGGAAACTGAAACATTTTACCCCCCGTCATATTTTTTTAACTCTTCATCGTCCACTTTAATTGCCGTCATGGAGTTCATCCGTTCGATTTCGTTCTCACGCTCTTCCATCTCGGAAGTTATTATTTCCACTGCGATGCGGGTAAACACAGACTTGGATATGCCATAATCTTTTGCATATTTTTCCAGCCTTTCAACAAGTTGCTTTGACATACGGATTGACAACATGGTGTATGCCGTTTCTTGATGATGATCCTCGACTGCTTCCGCAAATTCATCGGCGACATTTGTTAGTCGTTCACCCCCGAGTTCCTCGTCCATAAAGCTACCTCCCATGTTTTAGCCACCTCCAAATTCGGTCACGCCATCGGGGCTTTTTTTTAGGGGAGGTGATTGATCCCCCGTACCCCAGAAATCTGGTGTGCCCTTCGACCTTTTTCATTGCCAGCTCTTCTCGGCCAGCTGCTTGAACTCCGGCGTCTTGTCGCGCCACATCCAGTGACTGAAGTCTGGCGGCACCAGCTCCAGCAGCTCCTTGATCGAACTGGATCGCTCCATCATGGCCTCGCGGGTGCGGGCGACGATCCGCAGCCGGTCGAGCGCATCATTCAAACGCGGTTCACTCAGCTCCTCCGAGTCATCGGAACTGAAGACGCGATATGATTTGCAGTTGGCGTAGACCAGAAATATTTTTACGTTTTCGGATTGCCGGCGCATCCACTTCCAGTAGAGCGCGACCTGGGCTATGTGGTCCGCCTTGGGTTTTGCGGGCAGCGAATTGATTTTGAAGCCGCGCTTGGACTTACCTGAGCTATCAACGTAGGGCCATTGAGTCTTCAGCTCGACGACAGAGCGTGTTTTTATGTCCATCTGGCCGATATACGGGAGCTGGAGGCCTTCCATCTCAACCGAGCACCACTGGCCACCCTCGACCTTGTTCTCTCCCTTGACGGCTTCCCTGGCGCCGAGCAGCAAATGCTCCAGCGTGAGATTGATCACAAGATCTTCCTGCTCCGAGATATCGGACTTGTACTGACCGTTGCGGATGATATCGAACTTGGTTTGATCTTCCGGGTAATGTTGCTGGACCTTGTGCTCATCCAGGATGGAGATGGCATGCCGCATGGCATCAGCCGGGTCATCGCCGTTGACCAGCACCCGCTCGACATACTCATGGCATGCTGTTCCGGCTTTCATGGCGCAGCCTGGGGGGGAGTACATTTTAGCAGGGCGAGCGATAGCCTTCTCAAAAATCTCAAGGCATGTCGGACGGCTTGCTCCCGAAGGCGAGTGATGTTGAAAGTTAAATCTTTTCCACCACGATTCCAGATTGTTTTCCCTGATCACCACATTCAATCCAGTTTTCTTTTATAGCCAAGATAACCACAGAATGTCTTTTATTGTCAAATAAGGAATCTAGGGGAATAAATATCCATTCATGTTACATATACCTACCTATAACTGTACATGACTGTGTGTGTTTGGGCGTGGTAAAAACAGGGCAAAAAAAAAGCCGCTGGTGCGGCTATAGGATAGTTATGGGTGTTATTGGTTACGCAATTTTTTTCACGTTTCTGTCCTGATCCTGCAAAATCATGTCGCCGTTTTCATCGACCTCGATCTTGATGTACAGGGTCTGGCCGGGGCGTGCCCGATACGACAGATCAACTTTCGTCGGGGGTTCGTGTTCCTCATCAAAAACCTTGCCCAGCGTTGTACCGAGTATCTGGCAGATTTCCTGACAGACATTTATCTTGGGAAAGACTTCAGATCTTTCGTAGCGGCGATAGGCCGCCGGTGCAATGCCAAGACGCCCGGAAAGCTGTGTGACTGTCAGGCCTGCTTCCTCACGCGCTCGTTTAAGTTTATTCATTTAAGTAACCCGTGGTTACATCATTAGATATCAGAACCACGTTTGGCAATAGACAGCACAGCAAAATGGCCATTTTAGTTAAATTCGTTTGACCAGTAACTCCAGGTTACAGTAATCAGATGTTATGGTTACATTTTCAAACTGGGTTGCAAAGTCAGGCCAGTCGCATGAACAGGTTGCACGTCGAATGGGCTGCAGCCGCGCCTATGTCAGCTACCTGATCCACGGTCAGAAAACGCCCAGCCTGGAAATGCTGCGGAGGATGCTGCTGGTTTCCAACGGTTCGCTGAAGGCGGAGGATCTGATCCTTGAGTTCACCATCGGAGTTTGAGATCCACTCTTCGATTGTTTCCTGGCTGCAGTTCGCACTGCCGCAGGGATCGATGGTTCACCATTCGCCGAATGAGGGCAGGCACCATGTCCGCTACCGCACCAAGCTTAAAAAGCTGGGGTTGCAGGCAGGCTGGCCGGATCTGGAGCTGCTGGTGCCGGTGGACTACTGGTTCGATCCAGCCTGGGGTCCGATCTATCTGGAAGTCAAGAATGAAAAGGGCAAACTGACGAAAACCCAGAAAACGGTGCTGACGCTGCTGGACAAGGCTGGCGGGCACTGTTCCACAGTCAGATCCATTGACGAGGTCAGAAACTTCCTGGCCCAGCGAATAGAGCTGCGGGCCTGATGCCCAGGTTCCACAAGGGCGTACCGCCGCCCATCAATCGCAACCCGCTGGTCGTGCGGCTTGTGGAGCTGATGAATGAGCAGGCCGTAGACACCATCGACCTCTGCAAAGCGGCAGGCGTCAGCCTCACATCAATTCACGCCTGGCGCACAAAATCAAACCCCAACATCACCAATCTGGAGGCTGTTCTGAATGTCCTCGGCTACACCCTTGCAATCGTCAGGCGCGAAGATGTGTAGGGCGTGCAACAACAAGCGGACACGCACCACGCCGGCGGGCGTCGATGCCTGTCCGCGCTGCGCCTACGAAGCCGAGATCGAGTACCAGGTGCTGAAGGATGCCCGGGCTGAAATGGCGGGCAGTGAGTGACCGAAAAATCAGACATCTGGACTTGTGTTCCGGCATCGGAGGATTCGCCCTCGGAATCGCAGGAGCAGGCAGAGATGTTTCCACAGTCGCATTCTGTGAAATTGAACCCTACTGCCAGGCCGTCCTCAGAAAACACTGGCCCGATGTCCCGATCTACGACGACATCAAAACCTTCCCCGCCGAAGAGTTCCAGGACATCGACATCCTCACAGCTGGCTATCCATGCCAGCCGTTCAGTCTTGCCGGGAAGCGCGGAGGCACGGCGGATGACCGCCATCTCTGGCCGGAAGTTTATCGGATCGTGGCTGCCGTCCGGCCCACCTGGTGCATTTTTGAAAACGTGCCTGGCCACATCACCATGGGCCTCGACGAAGTGCTATCTGACCTGGAGGATGAAGGCTACTCCGCAGGGACGGTTGTACTTGGAGCTGTCGCCGTCGATGCCCCGCACAGACGACAGCGGGTCTGGATTGTGGCCAACGCCGGACGCGCACATGGCGAGCGGTGGCCGGACGTTTGCGCCGGGAACAGTGAGCCCGACGGGCAAGGATTTGCGGACGGGCAACAAAAGGTCAGTCCCGCTCAATGCGGCAGTGCAGATGCGGCCGACACCGCCAGAAAGCGCAAAGAGGGAGTGGGAAAAAAGGAACTTGCGAGGAATAGCGCACACAATGTGGCCCACAGCTTCTGCGAGGGACTGGAAAGACAATCCGGGGAGCTGGATGTACGGGGCAACCAACCCGGACGGCAGCGTGAGGAAGAGGGAGGACCAGCTGCCGAGAGCGGTCTACGCGCAGATGTGGCCGACGCCGTCAGCCGGCGGGGATGCAGGGGGACCAACAGGGTTAGCGGGGGGCAGCGGCAACCGGAAAAAGCTGTACGGCATGGTAGGGGTAGAGGAAGGCAAGAAGATGGGCTCTGGCTCCCTGAGCCCCCAGTGGGTCGAGTGGCTCATGGGATACCCAATCGGGTACACCGACTTAAAGGACTGGGAAACGCCGTTGTCCCGCCGCTCGTCACGCAGCTCTTCACAGCCGTCTGCATCGAAGAGGGATGGTGATTGATGGGTAAGCGATCCGACTTCAAACGCAGGGCGCGTGACGACTACCCAACGCCTGAGGCTGCTGTGCTTCCGCTCCTGCCGCACCTCAAGCCGTCCTCGACATTCGACGAGCCGTGCTGCGGTGATGGCCAGCTGGTGGAGCATCTGGAAAATTTCGGTCACAAATGTCTAAGGGCAAGGGATCTATATCTGGGATTGACCATCGACACCAGCATGGACGCCCGCCTCATAACCTCGAGCGATGCGGACTACTTCATCACCAACCCTCCGTGGGAGCGTGATGTCATGCACGCCATCATTGAGAACCTGTCGAAGATCCGCCCGTGCTGGCTTCTCATCGATGCAGACTGGATGCATACCAAACAGGCGATCCCCTACATGTCCAGCTGCCGGAGCATTGTCTCCATCGGGCGGGTCAAGTGGATACCTGATAGTAAATCGACAGGTCTGGATAATTGCTGCTGGTATCTGTTCGACGCCAGGCAGCGCATGTGGCCGTTCCACCATTTCGACGGCACAACCTGTTTTCATGCGAGGCTGCCGTGATACAGGGCCATCGATGCCCCGCCTGCGGATCGGAGGACACCGAGCTATTGGTAACTCTGGGTGATCGCAACGAGTACGAATGCCTTGCCTGTAATAACATCTGGACACGACCAGTTGGTAACTCCGAGTTGCGACATGTTGATCCGTTGGCCCAGTGGGGCGCGACCGGAGATGAGGAATGATCTGCCCCAAGTGTCTCGGCAAGGGCTTGATACCGATGTACAGGCTTGAGCACGCTCACATCGAGGGAGCGGCGGGCGACCGGCTGGTGACCTGCGATTACGACGGCTGCCATAACGGTCAGGTTCATTGTTGTGAGCCAACGGGCTCTGACGATGCCTGACATCATGGGCAGGCTCAACTCCGAGGTCGAGAGGATCGACGCCTGGTGCGAGAAAAACGGCCACTTCGATAAAAAGAAAAACTGCTACGATCATCCGTATGGTACGCCGTATCATCACGGTCGTCGCGAGCTGGCCGTCGAGCTGATCGAGTATCTGAAAGAGATCGGCGAATGATTTCCCATGCCGCATTCATGGTCCTTTGTGCACTGATCGAGTGCGGTGGAAAAGCGGGGATAAAACAACTCACAGCTGCTGTGGACAACAGCGTGGACAAGTCGAGGATGAAAGAATATCTCGGGGCGCTTCTAGAAGCTTCTCTTATAGAAGCTTCTAAGAGCAGCTATAAGCTTATAGCTTCCAACAGCTTCTCAGAAGCTTATAACAATTATTTACAACCTGTTAAACTAGAAGCTTCTAAAGCTTATCAAAGCGCCGTCTCGGATTTGCTCCACAAGTCGGTGAAGATGGCCAACCCGCGTTATCGTGCTGTGGCAACCGGGGAGCGATCAGGCCGATCACCCCTGCAGCA